TAAAAATAAAAGAAAACAAAGAAGAACTTAAAAATATAGTTTTTGAGTACAAACCATTTGCTGCTGGATTACCTATGTCGCCACCTGTTTTACCAGCAGGAATGCCAACATACAGTTACGTTGAACTTAAACCAGTACATATCCCAGCACCACCACCGGTTGAAATGCCAGAAGCAAAGCTTCCAAGAGCATTAAATTACTATGCTGACTATGGTGGATGTGGATTCTGGAGAATGATATGGCCAGAGTTTTTATTGAACTCATACCAGAAGATGTGTATTAGTGGACTAACCAGCATGGTATTAGATTTAAGGTTTTACCAAGGCATAAAAGCAATTAGAATGCAACGCCAAGCTACACCAGTACAAAGAAACTTTATTAAGGAATTACGTAAAGCCAGCAAAGACATGGGCTTTAAATTACTTTATGAAGTAGATGATATTGTTTTTAAAGATGATATCCCCGATTACAATAGATGCAAAGAAGCGTTTGTATCACAGGAAATAATTGATAGTATATTAGACATCATGGGAATGATGGATGAAATCACGGTCACATGTAAATACATGAAAGAATATTATCAATATAAAACTGGTAATAAGAATATCACAATTATTCCAAACTATCCTCCTAAATTTTGGTTAGACAGATTCTACGATAAAGACAGAATTGAAAAATTATACGAGAAGAATAAGAAACGTCCTAGAATTTTATACTCTGGTTCCGGTACACACATTGACGTATTAAATAAAACTGGCTTGAAGGATGATTTTGAGCATGTAACCGAAGCAATTATCAAAGCTAGAAAGAAATTTAAATTTGTTTGGAAGGGATGTTATCCACTTGCAATAAAACCATACATCGATAACGGAGAAATGGAATATATTGACTGGTCAGCATTACCAAACTACCCACAAGGACTTGTTGATACTAATTGTAATGCTGTTTTTGCACCTTTACAAGACAACGTGTTCAATAAATCAAAGAGTAATATCAAGATGGTCGAAGCTGGTGGATTGGGATTACCCGGAGCATATCAAGACCTCTGTACATACGAAGAAGCAGAGCTAAAATTCAAGACTGGCGATGAGTTAATCGATCACTTATCATATATCACAAAAGATTTTGATAGATACATGGATCTTTCTCAAAAATCTAGAGAATTTACAGAAAAACTTTGGATGGAAGACCATCTGAATGAATACGAGGCGTTGTATAATACTGATTTTGGGTCAAAGGAAAGAAAAGAAATGGCACCAAGATTAATAGAAAACAATCCAGATCAAGATTTCGAAAAAAAATAATTTCAACTTGCTTTTTATTTCAACATAACCCATAATATAGAGTATGGGATACCGAAATATTTTTTATGATATCAAAAAGTCTATTGTTCACTTGTGGACATGGACAGAAGATGGCGAAAGAATAAAAACAGAGTGTTCTTTTGAACCATATTTGTACATAGAAAGCAAAGACCATGAAGATGCAGTTTCCATTTTCAACACACCGTTAAAAAAATTAAAATTTAACAATCAATTTGATAGAGCTAGGTATGTAAAAGATACACCATTAAAACGTTTATTCTATAATATAAACGTTGAGCAACAGTTTTTATTAGATACTTTTAAAAATGAAGTTTCAAAGCCTAGTTTTGGAAACTTTCCTCTTAAAATTTTTTATTTGGATATTGAGACATATGCAACTGATCATTTTGCAACACCACAAGAAGCATCTGATCCAATAAATCTAATTACAATATATGATTCTTTACAAAATAGGTATTTTACATGGGGATGTAAAAACTATTCCACGTTAGAAGAAGATGTTACATATTTTAAATGTAAAGATGAAAGAGATTTATTAAGAAGTTTTGTAAAATTTTGGAAAAATGATCCACCAGATATTGTTACTGGTTGGAATATTCATGGATATGATATTCCATACATCATGAATCGTTTGAGCATTATCTTCGATGAAGATTATAACAAAAAACTTTCTCCAGTAGAAAGAATTCAGTTGATAGAAAATGCAGCAGTTAATAAACTTGGAAGACAAATTGATAGATGGGTTATTAAGGGTGTTAGCATTTTGGATTACATGGAACTCTATGAAACACTGTGTGGTGGTAAAAGAGAGTCGATGTCACTCAATTATATTTCAGAATTTGAATTGGGTGATTCTAAAATAGCAATTGAAAGCACATCACTATCAACTTTAGCTGATACAGATTGGTTTAAGTTTGTTGACTATAACATACAGGACGTAAGACTTCTAATAAAATTAGAAAACAAGTTAAAATATTTAAGACTTGTTAAAAATCTTTCATATAGAGGATTTATTCCATTTGAAAAATCAATGGGTAAAGTTTCTATGATTACCGGTGCGGTTGCACATCAAGCATTGAACCAAAAATTAATAATTCCTACATTTAACCAAGAAAATATTAAACAAAAGTTTGCTGGTGGATTTGTATATGAACCAATACCAGGTTTATATGAAAACCTTGTAACATATGATGCAAACAGTCTATATCCGAACACAATTATAACTTTGAACATTTCACCAGAGACTAAAATTGGTAAAATTTTAGAAAACAAAAATGGTAATTTGAAAATAAGGTTAATAAATGGAAAAGAATTAAATGTTACACAGGAACAATTTGAAAAAGTCATAGAAAAGGAAAAATTATCAATAACTAAAGCAAACGTTTTATATTCTCAAAAGTTCAAAGGGGTTATTCCTAATTTAATTGATAAACTTTATAATGATCGTGTTGAAGCAAAAAACAAAATGATCAAAGCTAAAAAACTATTGAGTAAAGCAACATCAGAAGAAGATAAGTTAAAATTAGCTGAACAAATCAACGACAATGATACGTTATCAAACGTGTATAAGACATTTCTTAATTCAATTTATGGTGTATTCTCGCAAATTTATTCTCCTTTTTTTGATATAGACCATGCTGAAAGTATTACATTAACAGGACAAGCTGTAGTTAAACAAGGATCTCAAATTATTTATGATCACGCAAAAACTTCAGGTTTTGAAGGAAAAATAGAAGACGTTTGTGTATACCAAGACACTGATAGTGAATTTTTCTCATTTGATGATATTTTAAAATTAAAAAATGTAAAACTTTTAAATGATAAAAATGAAATTACAAAAGAAGCATATGACATAATTGAAGAATATGGTGATATTTTAAATAAAGAAATTAATGATTGGGCTAAAACAGAATTAAAATCAACTGATCCTAGATATTTCTTTAAGAGAGAAAAAATATGTGACGTTGCTTTGTTACAAGCTAAAAAGTATTACATTTTACATATATTAGATAAAGAAGGGGTGGTTCCTAAAGACGATGAAATGTTTGAATATAAGGGAATGGAGGTCGCAAAAGCTATTTTTTCAAAGGAAGTAAAATGTTTGATTAAAAATATTATAGAATCTGCAATAATGGCTAAAGAAAGAAAGAAAGCAACAAAATTGTTTCATGAAGCATATGAAAATTATTGTAATCTGTCACCAGAACAAATTTCAAACAGAAAAAAAGTAAACAATTACCAAAAATATAAAGATATTTATGACGAAACAACATCTGAGTTTGGAAAAGGAACACCACATCACGTTAAAAGCTCTATAAATTTCAACGATGCCCTTAAAAAATTAAACATCGATTCAAAATATCCTGTTATTGAAAACGGTACAAAAATGAAACATTTTTATTGTAAGAAAAATATATATGGATATGAAACAATTGGATTTATCCATCATTATCCAAAAGAATTGTTAAATGTTGTAAAACCTGATTACAAATTTATGTTTGAAAAAAACGTAATTCCAATTATTAGTAAAATATTCCAAATTATTGGATGGCCAATACCAGCAATCGGTTGTGAAGAGTATACTGACTTGAATGAATTATTTTCCTGAAAAGAAATAATCCTTGAAGCTTTCAGATAATTTTTTTCTTAATTCAGCAAACATTTTTGTTATTTCTTCATCAGTAGCTTGCAATTGTTCTCTTTTTGGTTTCTTAATTGAAGAAATTTCATTATTAATTTCTTGTAATTTTGAATTTAAAAAATTTGTTAATTCATCATCTGACATATCTTTAAATAATTCAGAATCAATAGATACAGGATATTCTTTGTGCCTGTATTCGTTTGTATATGGGTGGTATATAAATTCTTTTTTTATCATTTTTATATTTATCCTGTTGATTTTTTAGTAAATCATATTAATATATTAATGATATGAGTAATCAAAACAACAACACAAACCTAACAACATTCCTAGATGCAGTCGGTCGTACGATCTTAGGAGAACCAGTAGAAACAACAGACACACATGTTAAAGTTAAAAACCCAGTAGTTTTACATGTTGTTCCAACCGATAACACAGGAAAGATGTCAGTCCAGTTACTTCCTATTTTCTTTAGAGAATTCTTGGCTGATAAGACGGGTGATGTTGTTTTCACATATGAAAAGAGAAACGTGACTTTAACTGATATTGATGCCTTGGATTTTAGACTCCAAGCTCAATATTCACAGATGTTCAACAAGAACAATACTTTTGTAACTCCTCAACAGCAACCACAAGCCCCATCACAAAGCGTAATAAATTTGTTTGACGAATAATAAAATCAAATAAAGTTTATTTAAGAAAACCTCAAAATTGACTTTTTGAGGTTTTCTGTTATTATAAAAACATGGCTAAAACAAAAAAAGAAAACGTAGAAGAAGTAATAACAGGTGAAATCGAAGACGCGTTCCAAGTTTTGGATGACTTAAATCCAAATGCAGCATTTTTAAATGATAATTCGTTATCAAATGTTAAAGATTGGATTGATACCGGATCAATGGCGTTAAATGCTATCGTGTCTGGTTCATTATATGGTGGAATTCCCATGGGTAGATTAACAGGGTTTATTGGACCAGAATCGTGTGGGAAAACTTTAATGGCTAATAAAATTATGGCAAATGCTCAAAAGAAAGGAATGCACGTGGCATATTTTGATACAGAAGGAGCATTGGATGAAGATACGGCAAAACGTCTTGGGTGTGATTCATCTAAAATCAAACATGTGCCATCCGAGGTAACTGAAGAGTGTAGAAACCAAGTTGTTAAATTTTTAGATACGGTTATTCAGAAAAATTTACACGGCAAAGTTCTGATTGTTATTGATTCTCTTGGAAATCTTATAACAACACAAGAAAAGAAAAAAATCGAAGAGGGTAGTGATACACCGGATATGGGTAATAGAGCAAAGGCGCTCAAAAGCATGTTAAGAGCAATAACACATTATGCTGCAAAGGCGAATTGTCCTGTTATTTTCACAAACCACATTTACGATGACCCATCTCAACTACATCCATCAGCATTAAAGAAGCAAGCTGGTGGCTCTGGCCCTCTTTATATGGCATCGGTTATTATACAGATGGCAAAAAAAACAGAACGAGTGAGTGATAGTAAGAATAAAGATTCAAACGAAGAAACAACATTCCTATCAAAAGACATTAACGGTTTAACTTTAAGGGCATTAACTACAAAAAATAGATTTGTGGTTCCATTTTTAGAATGTGAGATGTATTTAAATTTTAAAAATGGATTAAACAAATACTCTGGATTGGTTGAAATGGCAGAAGCATATAAAGTAATCGAAAAACAAGGACATCGATATGTTTTAGATGGAGAAATGTTAGGCTTTTTCAAAGAATGGAAAACAAATCAAGAAATTTGGGGTAAAATTCTACCAAAACTTGAAGATAAATTAAAAAATGAACTATCATTTAAAAATGAAAATGTGACCGAGGAATTAGAATAGGTTTTTGATTGCCTTTTTCAAAACTATACATTAGTATTTTTATATGGCAGCTAAAAACCTATCATTGGATTTAGACTTTTTTGAAAAGATTATAATTTATAATTGTTTAACCGATCAAAATTATTTAGAGACAATCATTGAGCATTTAAAGTCTTCTTATTTTAAAGAAAAACAACACGCAACTATAATTTCTTTGGTTAAAAACTTTTATTCTGAACATAGCGTCTTTCCAAACCTAACAGAATTAAAAGCGTATTTAACAACACAAGAACAGAGAGAACACTTCAAAGAAGTAATCATATCTTTTAATTCTATTGATAAGAATTACAATAAAGATTTACTAATAAAAAACACAGAGAAATTCTTAAAAGAAAAGGCAGTGTTAAACACAATGTTTGACACGTCAGTAAATGTTCAAAGTGGAAATATTGATACTGCATCGATATTAAAAAAGTTTGAAGAAGCTTGTAGTATATCATTGGTTGATAATATTGGATTTGATTACTTGGAAGATATTGAAAAACATTGTGAAGATTTACAAAAAGTTTTTAAAACTGTTTCAACTGGTTGGAAATGGTTAGATAAAAATCTTGGTGGTGGATTTATGGCAGAAGGAAGGGCTTTGTATGTATTTTTCGGTATTACAAACGTAGGAAAATCCATATTTCTCGGAAATATTGCAACAAATATCTTAAATCAAGACAAAACAGTTGTTTTAATTAGTCTAGAAATGCCAGAACAGGTATATGCAAAAAGAATTTCGGCACAATTATCAAAAATACCTTCTGATGATTTAAAATTACAAATAAGTCCACTTAAAAACTTTTTAAATCAATATAAAGTAAAAAATAAATCAGCTAAATTGGTTATTAAAGAATTTCCACCAAAAGGTGTGACTGTTTTAGGTATTAAAAGCTATTTAAAAAAACTTGAAAAGAATAACATTAAGCCAGATGTTGTTATTATTGATTATTTGAATTTGATAGCACCACCAACAAATGGACTTAGTTCATATGAATCTGTAAAACAAATATCAGAAGAGGTTAGAGCACTATCATATCACTTTTCGTGTCCAATTGTGTCTGCAACACAAGCAACGAGAGCGGCTGTAACAACACCAAAACCAGAATTAGATAAAACCAGTGAATCTATGGGTCTTTCGCATACTGTTGATGCTCAAATTTCAATTTGGACAGAACAAGGTGATTCAGATTTGGGAATTATTCACATGGGTATAGAAAAAAATAGGTTTGGTCCTAGACAAGTTTATACACACCTCGAAATTGATTATCCAACATTATCTTTATCAGAACCAACGGACGCTATGTTAGATCTTGTTGATTCAAAATCAGCAAGACCTCCAAAAATTTCGGATGATATTGAAAAAAATTCAATAGATGAAATCGAAAATTCAAATATTTTTGAAACTTTGAATAGTTTTGAAAATGTAAGTTTTGATGATGAAAAATAAGTAACTGATTATAAATATCCTTATGCAAAATAAGATTTATCAAATCTTTACTCATAAGGACTTGGATGGTGCAGGAAGTTTATTATCTTTTATTTGGTCGCACCCACAAGCAACTATAACATTTACAGAAATAAATAATAATGAATTATTTAAAATAAAGGATTATGTCAAAAAAACATTTAATCCTCCAAGTATTTTGATATTTGATATCTCTTTGAGAGATGAATTTTTACCAGAACTAGATAATAGTAACATTACTATAATAGATCATCACAAAAGATCTGAAAACAATATATCAAAATTTAAAAATTCAAAAATAGTATATAAAGATTTTTCATCAAACACTCTTCTTTTGAGAAAGTTATTTAAAAACAAAGAGAATGATACATTGGATGACAAAAAAAAGAAGTTAATTGCATATATAGATGATTTTGATTCTCAAAAAAATCAATTTAAAGAGTCATACGACTTGAATATTATTTTTTGGACACAGTTTAAAAATGATTTTACTGGTTTTATAAATTTTTATAAAGATGGTTTTGTTCCTTTTACAGAAAAACAATTAAAATTAATAGAGTATACTAAAAATGTAGCAGAAGAAGCTTTAAAAAATATAAAATATTTTTCCGGTGAGTTAATAATAGAAGGTTTTCCAAGAAAAACATTAGCATGTTTGACTAATACTACTAACTTGATAGTTATTGATAAAATAATGAATAAAAATGAACAAAATTTATTCTTTTTCATAAACACTGAAACCGAAAAGGTTAGTATTAAACAAAAAAAATCCAACTCGATGATAGATTTACCTAATTTTACAAAAAAATATTGCGACGGTGATGGTAGTTTATTAAATTGCGGTGGAAAAATAACACCATTATTCATGGAACTGACAAAAAAACTTAACCCATTATGATAATCACATCATCACAACAACTAGAAGAACTATCTAACCCCTCGAATGCAATAAACGTGGAAGAATTCGAACAGATAACCATGCGATTTGGTGCTTTTGTTTGTCTATGTAGGGGTAAGAAGATGAATTATTTGAATTTTTTAAAATATTTGATAGAAGATAAAAGGACACAGAAAATTTATTTTGCTTTACTTGGAGAAAATAATCTGCATAATATTATCAGATTGTATCTAAGCTCTACACCCAACGTGTATAAAAAAATGTTTAGATCCAAGTATCACAAAAAAAATGAATGAATTAACAGATTTCGAGAAATTTATATATAATTCTTATTTAAAATATTCAAGATTTGGATTGCCATTTACACCAAGAAGAGATTTTTCAAACATTGACGATAATATCGTTGTTTATCTTAAAAAAATTTCTTATTTTTTAACAAAATATAATCACATTAGCGTTGATGAATACTTTAAATCGTTTGTAGAAATACATAAAGACGAAAAATACCCACAATTAGATTTTTTTTATAGTAGATTAGCACTTAAAACGTATTCTTTATATAAAAAACAGCAAGAAAACAGAGATCCAGAAAATCAATTTGATGAAATCAAAAACGGATTTCGTTTTATTGGTAATTTTTGTATTGAAAACAACATCGACATTAAAAAATATCTACAACATAAAACAGGTTACATGTATTCTTGGTTAAATCATTATAGAGAACATAGAATAAACCCATATTGTTTGATGGAACTTGGAAATGTTGTTCAAATTTTAGATGGAATACAAAAAGATGAAGTGTCTCTATTCGCAGATAATCTTAATAACACGTTTGTTGCATTTAAAACAAGATATATGAACTCAACCAAAACAATATCTCTTGTCAAGCAAGCAACAAAAAAAATAGAGGATTTCGTAAAAAAAGAGTTGACCCAAAAGTAATCTGTGATATATTAATTTTACCATGAGCAATAAATACAACCAAAGTCTCTTTGATTCACTCAAAGACGCATTAGCAGACAAAAGCAACGTGGAATCCTCTTTCAAGGATTTCCTCAAGTTCGAGCCAGATAAGACATATGTTGTCCGTTTGGTTCCAAACATCAAAGATGGAAAGAAAACACGTTTCCATTATTTCCAGCATATCTTTGATAGTTGTGTGACAGGAAAGAAAATCTCTGTTCTCTGTCCAAATACATACGGAGAAAAATGCCCAATTGATGAACATCGTTCCAAGGTTTGGGCAACTAAGAACCAAACATTGATTGATCAGGTAAAACCTTTGAAGAAATCTGAAAGATGGCTCTATAACGCATATGTCATCAAAGATCCGACCAATCCTTCTAATGAAGGAAGTGTCAAAATCTTGAACTCTGGTGCTCAGTTGCAAAAAATTATTCAATCTGCAATTGATGGAGATGACTCTGACGAGTTCGGTTTTAGAATTTTTGATCTTTCCGAGAATGGTTGCAATTTAAGGATCAAAGTTGAGAAGAATGATGGTGGTTATCCTTCTTATACAAGTTCTAAGTTCCTTTCACCATCAAAAGTAGATGGTCTTACAGATCAAGATTCTGCATATGAATCTGTAAAAGACTTAGATTCCTTCTTCCAAAGGAAGACTTATGCAGAAATCAAAGAAATTCTCGATGTTCATTTCTTGGGTAAAGAAAAAGCAGAATCTATTAATGAAACAGTTGAAGAAGACGAGATTGAAACGGTTCGTGAAGAACCAAAGTCAGCAGTATCTGACATCGACAAAGAGATGGAAGACATTTTGAAGGATCTTTAATATGTCTCCACAGCAAGAAGCTCTGGAAGCTGCAAAAATGGCGGCGATGATTGGTTCACAGTTAAAAACTGTGGACCAATTGTCTATTGGTGGGTCTATTCCAGCAAACCGAATAAACATAAACGAGTTTATTGGATGTGTAAACAACCCAAATGCAAGAATAACTAACAAATTTGCACAACCACCGCCTGGATTTGCTGCGCCAATTCCAGAAGAAGTAATTCAACAGCAGATTCAGTATACTCCTTTGGTTATACCAACAGAACAAACTCAACCTGTTCAACAACAAATTCAACCGGTCCAGTCAGTTTCTATTCCAGAGGCTAAAACAGAACCTATTATTAAAAATGAAAAGGTTCAAGTTAATAGTATAAAATCTGAAAACGGTTTAGTGGAAGATATCGCATCAATAAAGAAAAGTGTTGACCAAATCAATAAAAATCTGGTAAGATTAGTGGACATTATCAGAAATAAGAAATGAGCGATCTAGAAATACCAATTCCCAAAACATCACTTGAAAAACTTTTAAAACCAGTAAACAGGTTAACAGAAAGTTGTGTCTTAAAAAGTTCAGATGACTCAATATATACTGTATGTTCATCTAATGACAATAGTGTAATTTTGTATGCAAAAACCAAATTACCGAACACAATAGACTCTATACGTTTAAATTTGATCAATATTAAAAAGTTATTGACTGGTTTAGAATGTTTGGGTGATGAAGGAGATTTTAGTATTTCTTATAATCAAAATAACATTGTTTGTAAGTCATCCAATAATGAAAATGGTGAAAACACTCATTTTAAATATCATTTAGTTGATGATAATATTATTAAAGAATCAACTGTAAATGTTCAAAATATTGCAAAATTGAAATTTGATACTATTTTTGAAATTTCTACTCAAAAATTGAGACAAATCATTTCTGCATATTCTTTTGTAAACGATGTAAATAAAATTTACTTTTATACAAAAGAAAACATGGTTTATGCTGAAATAAATGATAGAACATTACAAAATATAGATAATGTTTCATTGTTAGCATCTTCTTCTTATCAAGGCGAAGAAATAAAAATACCACTTTCCGTTAAAATTGAAGTTTTTAAAATTCTTGCATCGAATAAAAACTCAATAAAAGTAAAAATAAACAACGAGTTTAAAGTTTTTGTTTTTCAAACACAAGAAGACGAAAATACTGAGTTAAAATATATTATTTCTGCTCTTGTTAAATAATAAATTTGTGGTAAATTGTTTATATGGCAAAGAACAAACTTACAACTGTTGGCTATTTTATTAAAAGATTAAGAGATTCCGGTTATGTAACCGATAAAGTTTATACTGGATATGCTAAGATAGATCCAAGAGCATGGACTGTCGTTGTTGATCCAAAACATACTTCTGTTTTTATAACTTGTTATAATAATCACAACTGTTTTGGAGAAGAGTATTTTGAATTTCATGACGGGGGGCAGTTTGTTCCAGAAAGATTTAAATTAAAAACTAGTTCAATTGAAACTGTAATTGAATATTTGGTTAAATTTAACATAAATAACAAATCAGATACATATAGTAAGTAGTTGTTATGGCGAACTATAAGAAAAAATCTGTATCTCAAAATACAAATAATCCTTCGCTATCGTCTGAGAGTATTCAGCAAAAAAAAGGAATGACCGATGCTGATGTACAAGAATTAAATAAAAAAGTTTATGCCGCAATAAACAATTTAGAACTTCAAAAAAGTTTAGATAGATTTCTTAAAGAAAATAGAACCCAACAACAAACCGCATTAAGAGATTTAGGTCTTTTAAAATCAATAATAACAGAATATTTAGATTCTTTTATATTGTTTGGTTATAGTATAGATGGTGAAAGAGTAATTATACAGAATTTTGAAAAATCTAAAGACCGAGATGCTCTTATGGAATTTTTAAAGATAATTTTTTTTAAACAACAACAAGATAATTTTTTAGATGATTGATTATGGAAGAAGAAATACAATATTGTAACACAAGTGCGACAGGTCCAACATTAGGAAAAAGTCCTTTATTAGATCCTTCACTGTTTCCTGTTGGATCTGCTACTTTTCTTAATCCAAATTATAACATTTTACCATTTCTTTGTAACTTGTTACAAGTTTCTAACGACGAAACAATCAGTCCAGTTTTAGTCGAACAACCAGAGTTTGATATTACACCATATACAGATTTTAGTCTTTTAAATAATGTTGGAGATTCTAGAGTTTCTTTGGGTCAATCATTGTCAGCCGCATTTATATATTTTTTACCAAGAGTAATTGTTCAAAATGAAGTTATTAAATCTGGTGGAACTCAAATAATAAATAATTACATTTGTGATGCCGACGGGAATGTTAAAAAAGAATCACAAACAGTACCGGTTATTTTATCTTTAGATTTAAGTGGTGAAAAAAGTTATAAATATGGTGCAATAGAAGTTCCAGCACAAAAATATGAACCAGAAGAGTTATTAAAAAGATTTACTGGAGATGATATTACAAACTTTGTAAAAAATTATGTGCAGTCAGAAAAAAATAAACATTCTGAATATTTTGTTAGTTTTATTAATACACACTTTATACCAGCTGGGTGGATACCAACTTTAAAATGTCATAGTAATTTAAATATTTTTTATGTTGAATTGACTCTTAATACAAAAAAAGTTTATTTAAAATATTATGATGACGTAAAAGAAAATGTAGCAAAATTGTTAGGAATTGATACCATATATTCATATGAAAATCCCCCAAAAATGAGTAGTCAAGCACAAGCTTCTGCTGTTTTTGGAAAAGTAGAAGATTATAAAAAAATAATGTCTTCTCTAGAATTAGAGAATAATTTTTTAGATTTTGTTTTAAAAAATTATTTAGAAGATACAACTAAAACTTTTAGTTTTTTCGATTCAAATACGGCAACTAGTAAAAGTATATTCGATAACTTAGATTCGATTTATAAATCTTATAATAACAATATTTCCGAGATAAAAGTAACTTAACATTTACCTAAACCGTTGAAACTTGGCGCTGGGTTCATTGAACCATCTGGATTAAATGAATAATTTCCAGTTTCTGGTGTCAAATTAACATAATTTTGACCGTTAAACCCATTCCCATCACCAACAATGTTGAATCTTTTGTTTCTTTTTGACTTTGCGGCTGAAACGTTTCCACCAAAACCAGCACCACCGCCACCACAAGACATAATATCTCCTAAATTGGTATTTCCCGGTGCGGATCCCATTCCCTTTTTCTTTGCAGGAGTTGGTACATGACTTGGTGATGGTGCTGCTGCTCTAGAAGAAGCCGCGTTTGCATGACCATCAAACGCAGGAACAGAATAATCGTGTGTGTGATCAGTTGTGGGAGAACCATGTGAATGTGAAAAAGTAAATACAGGTGTTATTTGTCCTGGAACAACATAACCTACAACATCAGTAACAACTGCTCCACCATATGTGCAAGTACCTTTTCCTATTCCAATCACTTCTAAAGGCATTGCACCATATGGATACCATCCAGTTAAACCATACCCAGTTGGCGATGCTTCATTATCTACTTGGGTTTTTAATAAAATACCGGAATATGCATCCATTATTTTTCCATAAATATAAGACATTCCTTTATCTATAGCAAAAAGTGACAATACTGCATATACATCCAAGCATATTGATTTTTTTAATGCGTCATATGCTTCTAAAATTGTAGCTTGGTTTCCATTTAATGGAGTATTCCATGTTGCATTATAATTTATTTCATTAGTATCACCGGTTGGGGTGGTACTCAATCTTTCGGATGGGCATGTAATATGTGTACAACACAATCCACCATCCATTACTAAACTACCTTTTAGTCCAATATCACCAGTAACACTTAGTTTACCAGCAACAATCGTATTATCTGCCTCTATTCTGCAACCATTATCACCAGAACCGTCTTTGGCATCTATTATAACATTTTTTCCTTTAATAATAGTTCTATTCGCAGATGTTAGAACAAGTTCACCCTTTGTAGCTGCAATTGTTGCAACCGCAGCATTAGCTTGTAATTTACCAGATGTATTAACTTCAACTCCCGGTGAGCCAGCATTTACTGTTAATTTATTACAAACGTTTACAACAAGACTTCCTGGATTTATTAATGGATCAGAATGTATTGCATGTTCTGTGCTTCCACTAGTATCTAAACACAACCCTGCTCCAACTTGCTTGGCTTTAACAAGAGCAAATGGAGTTACATGTTGACCCTTTTCTCCTTTTCTAGTAACAACAGTTTCCGCATCATTAGGAACTAATCCAACATCAATTACAACATCACCGGCATATCTTTGAACTTGACTACCACCAGTTCCAAGTTTTTTTTGTTGTTCTTTTATTTCTTCTTGTTTTGATTCTAATTCCTTTGCTGCTTTGTCGTTTGCTTCTTGTATTGCTGTTATTGCGGTTTTTACTTTACCGTTTTTACAACCCGGACTTCCGCAACCCTCACCGCCGTTTAAAGTTGAATTTGGTGTTGCTGTTAAAAACGGAACAATCAACATATTTACGTATTTTTGTATAACATCCCACGGAAATGGAAATTTTGGTAAATAATCTCTTACTATTTTAAATGCTTTATCAGATATTTGTTGTGCTCTATCTGTTAAAAATTTTTGAGTACAAGTCGGACACGGCATATCTGCACCTTCTGCATTTTCTATGGTGTCCATTTTTGTTTTATCAACACTTTTTGTTAATTCTTGTAATTTTTTTGCTGCCTTTTGTTTTTCTTCGGTTTGTTCTCCATATTGAACAGTATGGTTTCCTTGAATATATTCATGTTTATCACCACCATAGTTCCATTGAACGTCTCCTCTTACAGAGAAATATAAATTTTGACCAGCATGGATGCACATATCAGAAGCAGCTTTTAAAGTTACTGTTCCTCCGATAAATTGAATCAAACTTTTAAATTTGTCTTGTAATAAAACATATGATCTATCATCGGGTATAAGAGATCCAAACTCATCAACCCTAACTTGATTTTTCATCTCAAAAATGCCAGCTTCTGATGCAATAGTATTTGCTTGATTTGTTTCAGTTTGAGTTGTTTTTGTTTGCTGTGGCATATTTTTATTTATAAAGATTTTTTATTAATCAACTTGTCATACCAGCAGCAGCTGCATTAGAAGGTTCGTATACATTTGCAAAATAAACTGGGCGTTGTGGGTTTTCTGCTTGAAAGAATACCCAAACCTTTGCACCAACAGCTGGACAAGAAAACATACCAGCCGGTCCACCTATTCTACCGGCATTAACAGATCCTGTTGCCATTTGAAGTTGGTTCGTTGTTCTAAATAATTTATTACCATTACTACCACCAGTGTATGTTCCATTTGCTTTTTCAGATGCTTTCATGTTTTCTGCTAGTAATTGTTTTTCGTTGTTTGTTAAAAAATTACCAGTTGATGCTCTTTGTACTGGACCGTATGCCGTTGATATACCACCCCATCCATATGGGTTCCAAGAAGAAACTAGTGACTTATCTTGAAAAGCTATTTTATTTCTTCCACCATATTTTGAACCAAAATATAAATCTTCAGAATAATTTATAAAAGATTTAGTATTATCATCTGGATTATATATGTTTCCATTTTTTCCATGTGCTCGCCATGCATCATTACCCATTTGATATAATCCATATGATGGTCCACTTGTTGTTTGTGGGTTGAAACTACTTTCTACACTAGCCATTCTAGTAAAAAGATGCGCCCATTCTTCCTTTGAACCGGTGGTAATACCATATGTTTTACCATCATCTGGTATTATGTATTTACCACCATTTGATGCTGGGTCAAATTTACTACCATTTAAAGAATTTAAAACTCTTTCATACTGTGTTTTAAATGCTGGAGACATAGATTTAGTATCACCAATTTCAGTAGAACTATAATTTAATGTTTCTCCGGTATAAGCACCATCTGATCTTACAAAACCATCATTCTCAATTTCTATAGGACTAACTTTACCACTAACTGGTTCATTTGTTTTTGGTGCTTGTGCATATCTTTGTAATGTGCCATTTTTATATTGATTTCCTATATTTTCAAACCACGACGGAGAACCAGCCAAATTTGTTTTAACGCTTTCACTTGGACTATTTCTCCAAAAAACACTCTTACTTCCATCTTGTCTGAAACCAACGTGTATATGATTTCCTTCCCATCCAATTTCGGTAGCACCACCTTGGGTCATCCACCAATTAACTATTCTTTCTTGTTCAACTGGACTAGCTGGCATCGCAACATCTATAGCATTTCCTGATAAATGTAAACTAGTTTGAGAACCTCCTTCTGGCACATAGTCTCTTTTTGCACTAGTTATGATTGCATTTGGAAAATTCGCAGCAAATCCACCTAAAGAAGCTTTCATTGTTTCACTTAACCCGGCATCACTTTTATTCGGTGCAAATAATTTTTTATAATCAGCAGTAGCACCTTGATATGAAAAGGATTGATCAGTTGGAAATGGAGTTGGTTCACCAGTATCAGTATTTACTGGTGCTCCAGTACCACCACCCCATATTGGAACAGCTGCTTCAGCCCAAGGTAATAAAGACAATAATCTTTCTTTTATTTCTGAATCAAAAATACTTTCTTCAAAAGTTTTAAATTCTATGTTTTCTAATTTTTCATTCCAGTTATTATATAATGTTGTTGATATATGTGGAATATAAACTTGAACACGACCTCTATTTTCTGGATCATTTGTATTAACTACAAGACCAACATGATTCCCAACTGCTGTTTTCATTTATTATGTTGATGGTTTTTCAGTTTTAGTTTCTTCTTTCTTTTTAAATGGATTTATTGCATTTAATCCATTTCCAATAGAACCCGTAAATTTAGAAACACCAGTAATTAATTCATCTTTTGCTAATGATGCATTAACACTAGCATCTTGTAAATTTTTATTCAATAATCTAAAATCTTCTTTAACGTTTCCAATAATATCAGTTGCTTCAATTGGATTACCATAAACATCCATTTTACCACCACTGTATACATTTGGACCAAGAATTTGATTAGATGTTGGAAATAAACTTGAACCGTCACCGTATCTATTATAAATTGCTTCTGCCTTTGACAGAATATCACCAATTGGCGATGCTTTAGAATATTGTGGGCCAAATTTATTAACCAATGCACCAACTAAATTTCCTTGTAATGCTGTTGCAATATATGAATAACCATAGTTTGATAACATGTCAGACATGAAAGATCCCGGATCACTTCCAATTTGATCAACAGTATCCATAATTTTTTGAACATCTGGTGGTAAAAATCCTTTTAACAAACTTAATGGGTTTGGGTTTGTTAAAATATTAGATGCTGTGTTCATAAAAGTTTGAATTGTATTTAAATAATTTAAAAACGGTCCTGACATATTAAACAAAGATGTAAAGAAATTTATATCATCCATTATTACTTGCAGTGTATCTAACAATAAACAAATTAAATCTAATGGAATAATTTCTTCTATTTTTGCCATTAACCATCTTTGTGCTTCTGCAATTAATCCATTTACCCATGCATATACTTGTTGAACATATGCAATTATACCATTATATATGTCTGATATGATAGCATTAAATGCTGCAACGACACCATTTATTGCTCTCACAAGTCTACCAACAGAACTAAAAGCACCTTTGGGCATCGAAAGATATGAGCGTGTTCTTATTGTATTACAAAATTTTTCTAAATTAGTTACTGCATCCGGATGTATGTTATTTAAA